GGATCTATTCCGGTAGGAGATGAAATAGATGATATGTCAAACGAATTATATTGTCCAGTAGATATGTTTAACGGATACGATTATGTTTGGATGGGACATGTTCATAAGCCGCAAGTTTTATCAGAATATCCAACGAGAGTAGCACATATTGGCAGTATGGATTTTTCTAATTTTTCAGAAGCTCAACATAAAAAACAAATAATTATATTGGATACTAAAGATGAATTCTTCTTTAAAGAATTAACACTTCCTAATAGACCATTAGTTCAAGTAAATATAGATGTTCCGTCAGATATAAAAGATACTACCTCTTACATTATTTCTAATATAGTATCATCAAATAATGATTTCAAAAAGGCTATAGTCAGAGTTAATGTGTTATTAAATAATCCAGATACTCCAACTATAGATCGTCCTAAAATAGAGGAGTTCATTCTATCATTGGGGGCATTTAGTGTGTTTAGAATTTGTGAGGAAAGAAAAATATCTCCTATCAAAAAGACATCATCTATACAATTAGATAATACAGTTAATACTTCTATTGCTATTAAAATGTATGCAGAAAACAAAATAGAAGAAGATATTAGAAGTGATTTTATTAATTTAGCCTCTTCAATTATAGAAGAGTTTAATACAATTAAGGATTGATTTTAAATGGAACCAATTAAATTATGGATGCAAGATTTTTGTGGGCATTCTAAAAGCGAGATAGATTTTACTTCTTTTTCCAGCGCATTAATATTAGGAAAAATTAAAGGAGACGATAAGTCTTCAAACGGAAGCGGCAAGAGCACCATATTCAATGCGATAGAGTATGTTTTATTTAACGAGATAAAAGTATCTACTCTCGACAAGATTATTAAAGATGGCGCTGATATTTGCAGAGTTGGATTTGATTTTAGATCTAATTTTGATAATCAGATATATCGTATAGTCAGATCTATTTCTAAAAAATCAGGGTCAGATGTTAGGCTTTATAGACAAAATGAAAATAATTGGGAAGATATTACGCAAAGAAGAATAGCCGATAATGAAAAAGAAATAACCAAACTAATCAAAGTTAACTACAAGGCATTCTGTGCATCTGTGTTATTTCCGCAGATAGGTTCGGAAAATCCCTCACAAAGAGACTATTCCAATATAGCATCTATTACTCCCGAAAAAAGAAAATCAATATTAAAAGAAGTATTATCATTAAATATATATTCAAATTATGAAAAGTTTACTAAAACAAAAATACAATCATTAGTTAAGGATGTTGAGAAAAACAAAACAATTTTATCGACTTTTAAAGATCCGGGAGAAGAAATAACTCAAATATCATCTTCTATTAATGATTTGAATAAAAAAATAGAAAGCAATAATGAACAAATTTCTCAAATGAAACATAAAATTTCTGTATTGAATGAAGAGAAATTAGATCTAACATCTAAATTAAAATCATTACAAGATGGAGCGTCTTCTGCAGAAGAACAATATAGTGCATATAACAAAAAAATAATTTCTAAAAAATCAGAGCTTTCTTCTTTAGAAATAAAAATGAAAAGCATATTGAATGAAGGCATTTCTCTAAAGAAAGATTTGGAGAAATTAAATGCAAAAATAAAAGAAACAATTATAGAGAAGGCAGATGGACTGGAAGAAAAGAAAACATCTTTAATTAAAAAAACAAATGAAATAAAAGCAGAATTAATTTCATTATCAAAAAGAGAATCAGAACTATTAATTCCAATACCAACAGATGGTTTCTGTAAGCACTGTAGGCAAAAACTAACAAAAGAACATATCGAGTATTGTCAACAACAAGACAATATAGAATTAAAAGAAATATCATCATTAAAAATAAAATTAAACAACAATTTAAAAGAATTAACCAATCAGCATAAATTATTAGAAGAAAAAATATCAAGTATAAAAGCAAAAGAAAATTTATTAAAAGATATTAATGCATCAATGTCTATGAAAACTAAAGAATTAGAGCTTAAAAGAGAAAAATACAATGATATGAATTCTTTGAAATTAAGTGTATCTAAAGAAATAGACGAGTTATCAGTTTCTATTAAAAAAATAGAAGAATATAAAAAAGAAGTTGATGTAGATAAAATTTCATTATTTAGTTCTAAAATATTAGAGATAAAAAGAAATTTATCCATTGTTGAGGAGCAAAATAATTCTTTAACACTGGATAATAATAGCTTAATTAGCAAAAAGGCAGTGTTAGAGCATAGGCTTGAGGAAGAAAGAAATAATATTATAAAGATAAATAAAATAAAGGATTATATTTCAGATTTAGATAAAAACATACAAATGCATAACAAGGTTTCAGAGGCATTTGGTTCTGACGGAATTCCTTCCTTTATCATATCTAATGTTTTAGATGATTTTCAATATGAGACAAATGAATGGTTAGCAAAGTTTAGGCCAGGACTTCAGGCTCAATTCTCTTTAGTGAAATCCAAGAATAATGGAGAGCAAGACGATACTCTTGATATTACCTATGTTCTTGATGGATTTTATAGAGAATATAAGCAGTTATCCGGTGCCCAAAAGCTAATAGCTACTCTTGCTCTAAAATTATCAATTTCTTCTTTGTTAAAAAAGAAACTTGGAGTAGACCTTAAGATTTTATTGCTTGATGAAGTAGACCAGGCATTAGATGATGGAAATGTTGGCGTATTTTCGGATATAATAAGAGAGTTGCAGAAAGATTTTAAAATACTTGTAATCACTCATAATAGTTCGTTAAAAGAGAAATTTAATTATGCAATAGTGGTTGAACAAGATGATAGTTTAAATTCAGTGGCTAAATTAGTAAAGAATTGGTGAGAGTATGATTAAAATAGCAATATCCGGAAAGGCTAATTCGGGGAAAAATACAGTAGCATCAATAATAACAAAAGATTTAAATATTTCTGATAAAGAAGTTGGAATGTTTGCCTTCGCAGATCCTATTAAGGAAATGATATTATCGATGTTTCCAGAAGCAAAACGCGAGTGTTTATTTGGTAAAAGTGAGTTGAGAAACCATATCATATCTCCTTTATACAAAGATAAAAAGGGTAAAATATTAACCTACAGACAGGCGCTTATAGATTTGGGTACGCTGGGAAGATCATATAATAATGATATATGGGTCAATCTATTAAAGAATAGGGTTGATGTCGCAAGCAACTCTAAAAATATAAAATGCATAATAGTTCCCGATGTAAGGTTTAGAAATGAATTTTCTTACCTAAAATTAGATAATTATTTTACTATAAGATTAAAAAGAAAAGATATTACTAAAATTAATGATGTTAGCGAAACCCAGCAAGACGAAATAGAGGACGATCTTTTCGATTTCGTTCTGAATAATAATTCATCTATAACAGACCTCGAAAATTCAGTAAAAATAATGATACACAATAGATTGAAATAATTTTATCGATATTTACGCATATTGTTGATGCGTGAAGATGTTTATAAATTATTCATATCTAAATATAAATCTATGGGAGAAGATAGATTTTATAGATTTTTATTGTCTTACGCTATGGATAAAATTGCTAATTTTGAAAAGAAAGATATTAGCCCAGAAGTAGAATTAATAGGGTATTATGAAAAATTTCTCCAATTATATAGAAGAGAAGGAGAGATTGATTATCTTGAGCTTGCAAAGATATTTAGAAAGGCAGGAAATAAAATATATAGAGTTTTACTAAAGACGAATTCTATTAATAAAAATAATAAGTTTTTAAATGTGGTATAAGATATGTCGGTAATAAGCTTAACAATTACAGAGTCAAAGGATGAGGTAATCTCTGGTATACCGAGAAGCATAACTGTTGCGACAAGCTCACCGTCAATTATTTTTTATACTCTTGATGGAACACAACCAAGCACTTCATCAACGGTTTATACAGAGCCGATTATGATGCCACAAAATGCTGATAATATCACTTTTTCTGTGTTTGCTACAGATGGAGTTAATAGTTCATCTATATTTACAAAAACATATCAAACAGATATATTAAATAATACAAGAATGCCCAGGGCGCAGGTAAATAACTTAAGTCCAAATTCTAATGTTAGTTTATTTCCATTTGGCACTAATTCTCCGACACCAGATGTTGAATATGATAATCCAGCAAATACTGGAATTACGGTGCTTAACCCAACATTACCGTCTATACCAAATGCGTATGATGCTAATGGACAGCCAACAACTTTTACTAATCAACAGCTTATAAATTATCAACTCGTATATTCTGAAAGCGATTGGCAGGGGAAGACTGGACCGGGCATAGGAACTCTCCCACAAAGTAAGATTTTAGATAATGATGGCCCCCAGGATTATAGGCAAGAAATAAGCAGTAGGAGTGATAAGATCTTTAATCCAAAGGCAATGGTTGTTTATCAGGATGCGTCAAGCGAGGGACCGGGAGATCCATTAATGATTAATAGACAATATTTTACATTAGAAAATCCTGAAATAGTTATAAATGGAAATAAATTAATGACCTCTGCCAGTGAAGCTAATGCCGGAGGAGGATCTTATTTAAGATCATATTATAATGCAAGAACCAATGATATTACTAATTATTTCTATGATAATACTGTTGGCAGATGGATAATATCTAAATATCAATATCAACCAAATCAATCTATTAATGACTTGTCTCAAATTGTTTATCCGAGAGATTCCAAATATGTATTTAAATGGATACCTTTCCAGAGAAGAGCATTATTTTAATTTTTAACTGAAGAAAGGCGTCGATATAGATACATCGTGAATGATCAATTAGAATTATTTGAAAATAAAGAAAAAATATTAGAAGATTTTAGATTAAGCGTAAGTAAAGTTAAATGCTACGATACATGCGCCGCTCAGTATAAATTTTCTTATATTGATAAGTTGCCCAAAAAAGAATGGGAGCATCATATTCTTGGAACTTTTGTTCATGAAGTTCTTGAGAATTTTCATATTGCTTATATAAATGGATCGACATTAAAATATAATGTAGTAATGTCTTCTGTATATAAGGAGGCTCTTGTTAAATATAAGGTAAAACTTACTAATGAAATAAAACAAGAAGCCAAGAAGATCCTTGACAATTATCTCAAGAGGCTATATAGTATTAAGAGCTCTAGCGGGATATCTGAGCCCAGTCGGGTTATAGCGGTAGAGAAAAGATTTACTATAAATATAAAAGATCGGTTAATTTTAACCGGAGCCATTGACAGAATACAAGTTGATGGTGATAATATGCTTCATGTGGCCGACTATAAGACTACAAAGCAAAAAAAATATTTAAAGGATGATTTCTTTCAATTGCAAACATATGCTTATATTTTGTTTTTAGAAAATCCTGATATTCTTAAAATAAGAGGATCTTATATTCTTTTAAGACATAATTTTGAGTTTCTTACAAGAGAATTTGATAGAGAAGAGACATTAAAAATAAAAGATAAATATGAAAAATATGCAGAAGAAATTTTGTCAGATAAATTATTTCGCGCAAAACCAAGTAAATTGTGTGAATATTGTGATTTTTTAAGCAACTGTAAAGATGGTTTGGCCTTTTTAGGTCGAGGAAAACAAAAAACTGGAATAACAAATTGGGAATAGAGGTAAGTATGTCGAATATAGAGATAAATGAATTAGAGCCGTGTAAACTTAATATTAAATATACATCTAATAATGAAAAATCTAATTCTAAAAAAATAGAAATAGTTTCATCATTAAAAGACATAAAAGTTAAAGGATTTAGAAAAGGAAAGGCCCCATCTAATATTATAGGAAGCGTCTATAAAAAAGAAATAGATCAGCAAGCTAAAATAGAAATGGCAAGAGATGCCTTTATGGAAATCATATCAGAGAAAAAAATTAAGCCGATCGGAAATCCAAATATAATATCTATAGATTTAAAAGATGATGTTTTTTCTATGGAATTTAATGTTTTTACTTTACCAGAGTTTGAATTAAAACAGTATAAGGGCTTTGAAATTCCTCCGTATCATGCAGAAAAGAGCGTAGAAGATATTGCTGCCTTAATGCTCGAAGATTTAAGAAATCAAAGCGGAGATACTGTTCCTTTCACAAATGATGACTTTGTTCAATTGAAAGATTCTATCATAGTTGATTATAATGGCTATATTGAAGGCGATATGGTTGAAGAACTATCTGCACAAGGCGAGCTAATGACAATTGGTCAATCAAATCTTTTTGATGATAATTTACTTGGTATGAAGCTTGAAGAAACCAGAGAATTTGATGTTCTTATAAAAGAAGAAGATAATTCAAAATATGCTGGCAAAAGAGTTCATTTTGTTGCCACATTAAAAAATGGAACAAAAAAACACCCTGCAGCATTAGATGATTCGCTTGCCAAAAAATTTGGATTAGAGACAATTAGTGATTTAATCAATCAGATTAATTTAATGGCATCTAAAAAATTTCAGGAATTAGAAAATCAATATTATTATGATCAGATTAATAATAGATTAATTGAAAGCCACGAAATAAATGTTCCTGCCTGGATGGTTGGAGATGAGTTGCAGCAAAATCTTACAAGAATGAATGCACAAAATGCCACAGATGAAGAGAAGATGAAAATTTCTCAGATTATAGAAAATAATATTAAATTAAGTTTAATTCTTGAAAAGGTTAGAGGTGAGGAGCCAGATAGCCAATTAACAGATGAAGAAGTTTTAAATATTATTAAAGATAAATTTAAGGGATATAATGAGAATGTTGATGAACTAATCAATAATCTTATAAATAGCGGTCAAATGCAAATGCTTATGTCAAGAGCAAGAGACGAATATACTATTGATTTTATAAAAAGAAATTCAACAATTTTAGAATAAAGAAAGGTAGAATAGAATGAGTTTTCCAGATAAATTTTTAAAGAAATTACCAGAGGGTTTTGCTGATAATATGGCAGCGGCTGATACCGAAGAGTTAAAGTCAAAAATTCTTGAATCCGAGCGACATATATACGAGATAGACCACGAGCGAGAAAACAATGAGGAGCTGACGAGAGCAAGAGAAAATTTAAAGAATATCTCACAGCCCTTCAGGGATGCCAAGGCAACTGAAACTGCCAAAATTAAATATTGCCTCCATGTTCTTCAGGACCGTGGCGTTGTCGTTGGATGAAATCAAAAAGAAACATTATTAAATCTTGTTGTGGTAATTCCAGAACCACTTTAGAACTTGATTCGTCAGTTCTTCATAATTTTATCAGTATTTTCGCCAATAATGGATTTATAGCAAATGAGTCTTATTCTAAATCAGGTTTTTTCTATGCAGAGAATAATGATTTAATTGTTATAGGTCCATTTGGCGGAAACTCATTACAAATTAAATGCAAGAATAATAAATGTGATGATAGTATATTAAAAGTAGAAGAAATATTAGCATCAATATAGGATATAAATGCGCCTCTGCCAATTATCATCTTTATCTAACATAAGAAAAAAACAATCTTATGATTATGAATTAATAGCTCAATCATATCATGAAAGCGGGCATGCAGTATGTGCCTTACATAATTATATGAAAGTTATTAATGTTGATGTCATGAATGAAAGATCCAACAATGATGGTAAAACAGAATATCTATCTATAGAAATAGAGGAATTAGGCGAAGAAGATATTCAAAAGGCAATATTATATTTTGATCTACAGATATATTACGCCGGACTTGTTGCAGAAAAGCTTTACTACAAAGATATTTGTGGTTCCGATCAATTTCCAATGCATTTAAGAATAGGGTCATCTAATGATCTGTATAATGCATCAGAAATAATTAAAAAAAGTAATTTTGCTGCTGCCGGAAAAGAAAGATTTTTATTTAAGAAGAAGGTTCAAAAAGAAGTCAATGATCTTCTGATTAAATACTGGAGTGATGTAAAGCTGGTTGCCCACTACTTGTATAAAAAAAAGAAATTAAATTTTGACGAACTAAAGAATATACTTACGAGAAAATCAGAAAATAAAGATTTTTGGAAAACCAGATTTAAAGTAATGAAAATAATTCACGATACCAGTACCATCAATGAGCTGGATTTATATGATATATTTATTATTTGAAAGACAAGATGAAATTCGTAAATCTTCATAATCATACACATTATAGTATTTTAGACTCCTTGATAACCCCCAAGGAGCTTTTTATTAGAGCTAAAGAACTTGGACAGCCTGCGGTTGCAATAAATGATCACGGCAATCTTGCAGGAGTATGGGATGCTTTTAAGGTATCTAAAGAGGTTGGGATTAAATATATAGTTGGATGTGAATTTTATTTCCATTCGGACAGAAATGCATTAATAGGTGGGACAAGTAGCGAAAAAATTAGACACATAAATTTAATAGCCAAGAATATTAAAGGATACAAAAACTTACTTTATTTAAATAAAATAAGTTATGATAACTCTGCCATTTTTGGTAAAAAAGTTATGCCATTGCTTGATTGGAGTTCGTTAGAAAACAATAGTGATGGGCTAATATGCTTAACTTCTTGTGGCCACGGAATAGTATCTCAAAGTATTAATTTAAAAAACTTTGACCAAGCAGAAAGAGATTTAAATAAATTAAAAGAAATATTTGGTAGCAATCTTGCAGTAGAAGTTCAGGCAAATAATCTGACGAGAAATAATAGTCTTTACCATAGTCCAGTAAATCAAATTTTTACTAACTACCATTTAATTAGACTTGCTCAAAAAAATAATATTAAAATAGTTCCTACAACAAACTCTCATTATTTGCGAAAAGAAGATGCAGAAATGCACGATGTATTTTTGGCAATCGGAGCTATGCAACCCGCCTATTCTAATGCAAGATTAAGATATATTTCTTCTCCTGACTTCTATCTTAAGTCTGAGGAAGAGGTGGTTAAATTTTTTGCAAGAAATTACGGAGATAGTTTCGCCAATGAAATTTGTAATAACACATTTGAGTTCGCCTCTATGTGTGAGGAGCCGGAATGGATTGATCCTAAATTTACAAATCCAAGTGGAAAAGAATTACCGGTTTTTCCCGTAAAAGATGAGAGAGATTACCAAGAATTTTTAAATTGGTTAAAAACTCAACCAGAAGAAGTTAAAAAAATAGATGAAGATAAGGCCTTCCTAAGATTTAGGTGTATGAAGAATTTTTATTCGAAGGTTCCATCAAATAGAATTTCAGAATACGAAGCAAGATTAAAAGAAGAATTAGATGTATTAGAATATCACGGATTTTCTAGCTATATGTTAATTGTTGCAGATATGATTGATTATGCTAGAAAAAACGGAATATCTGTAGGTCCAGGAAGAGGATCTGTCGCAGGCTCTCTTGTGGCATATTTAATAGGAATACATCAGGTAGACTCTATTAAGTATGATCTAATTTTCGCAAGATTCCATAATAAATTTAAAACCAGTATGCCTGACTGCGATGTAGACTATTCTCCGTCTGGAAGAGATAAGGTTCAAGAATATATTAAGAATAAATATGGAGCAGAATATGTCGCCCATGTTTCTAACATTAATACTATAACTCCAAAGGTTTTCGCCAGAGATATATCAAGATCTTGCGAATTAGCCGGAGATAGGCAAGCATCTGTTAAACTGGGTAATGATATTGCTGATTCGATACCAAAAGATTTGAAGGACGGATCAATTAAGGATGTTTTTGAAAAGGCCCCTCTTTTTTCAGAGTATGCTAAAAGATATACTCAACTAAAAAGATTTTCTAATATAGTTGGTAAGAATAGGGCCTGGGCAACACACGCGGCAGGTGTAGTTATCTCAAAAAGACCACTTCACCATATTGTTCCTGTGCGCAAGGATAAAGATGGGGCAATAGCATTACAGCTTGATAAAAATGATGCTGAAGAATGTGGCCTTGTTAAAATGGATACACTTGGATTAGAAACATTAGATATTATTAATGAAGCCTTGTCATTAATTAAAAAAAATGGAAAACAAATCAAACAATTCCCTCCAAATTATGATGAATATGACAAAGAGACATATGATCTAATATCCAGAGGTGATGTTTTATGTGTTTTCCAATTAGGGACCAGCGGTGGAACAATTGAGCTTTGTAAAAAAATTAAGCCAAAATCTATTGAAGATATAAGCCACATTAATGCTTTGGCCAGACCTTCTGCTAAAGATATAAGAAAATCATTTATAGAGGCCAAAGAAGGTAAGAAAAAATTCAAATTAATGCACCCCTCATTGGAGCGTTCATTTGGAAAAACTTTCGGCTTTGGTCTATATGAAGAAAGTTTGATGTATTTAGCTCAAGATGTTGCCGGATGGTCATTGCACGAGGCTGATAGATTGAGAAAACTTACCAAAGAAAAAGGAAAAAATCCAGAAAAGGCACTGAAATGGAGAGATGAATTTATTGAAGATGCTCTTAAGAATAAAAATATCTCAAAAGAGATCTCAATGAAAATTTGGGACGAGGTAATATCTTCTTTCGGTTCCTACGGATTTAACGCGGCTCACTCTATTTCTTATTCTTTATTAAGCTATCAAACAGCTTATCTTAAGGCTCACTATCCGGTAGAGTTCTTGCTGGCAAACTTACTTTCAGAAAACAGATCTACAAATAAGAAGATTGCTAAAGTTAATATAGATAAGATAAAACACGAGTTAAGATTAATGGGAGTAAAGGTACTACCCCCAGATCTTAATACCTCCGAAAGTACATACACTCTTGTTGATAACAATGCCATTTTAACCGGACTCGATGCACTAAAATTTGTTGGTGAAGATGCGGTTAAAGATATTGTTCAAAAAAGACCGTTTAGCTCTTTTAATGATTTTATGATACGGGTAGATTCACATGCCGTTAGGTCCAATACAATTCAGGCATTAGCGGCTGCTGGCTGTTTTGATTCTTTCGGTATTCCTAGAAAGACTATTTATTTATATTGTTCAGATTACAGAAAGAAATTACAATCTTGGTCAAAAAAGAATAATCCTGCAGACTTTAAATATACTTGGCCAAAAGATAACGATTGGAGTGTTCCTGAAAAATATGCTCTAGAAAAAAATTACCTTGGAGAGTCGTTTAAGTATAATAAAATAGATGCTTATGGAACATTCTTTAAGACGGATAGAACTACCTTCCTAAAAGAAATTAAATCAATGAAAAATAAAGAAAACATTTCATTGATTAAGGCAGAAGTAAAAAGTGTCTTCGAATTAAAAATCAAAAAAATAGGAAGTAAGCTTTTAGGAGAGACTATGGTTAAGGCTACAATTGAAGACCAACATGGCGAACAATGCTCTTTAACTATTTTCCCAGATAGATTAAAGGAAATAAAAGACAAATTAAGAAGAGAATTTAAAAATAAATATGCTCTTGATGATGGTCTTGCTATAGCCTTCTCTGCATCTGTTAATGTTTATGAAGATGATATTGGCTTGGTGCTTGATAGAGTTTATGATATTCAACCACCTCCGCAGCTTCCAAATTCTAAAAACTTAAAGCCAAAAGCAATAGATATTATTCCTGAAACAGAGAAAGAAAACAAAAAGAATGATATAAATACAAATATAGAAGATGAATTATATGATCTTGGATTAATTGATTTTACGGAAGAGGAAGATTAAAATGCAGTGTATGAATTGTAAAGCAGATATTCCTCCGCAATTTGTGGCATCTATTAGAAATAATGTGTGTCCAGGATGTGGGGAAAAGATATATACAGATGAAATTGGTACTATGCTTACTGAACTTAAGGAAGCTATGGCCAAAATGCCAAATGATCCTGAAGGTTTAGCTGGATGGTTATTATCACATTATTCTTTAACAAAAATTGGAACTGCCGAACCAGCCCCAACATTCCATAGAAAGAACGAGCATAAAGAAAATGATGATGAGGAATTAAAAATAAATTCTAAAGAAAATAAACCAGCATCTACTTTTTTTAAACGCGCCGGAGTTGAGAATTTAAAAAATCCAAAAATAAAAAAGATGGCAGAACAAATTAAAGAATTAGAAGACGGCGATTCGGTAGAAGACGATAATATGACCGATGATGAGTATAGCGATACTGATGATCAAAATATTATGACATTAGATGCATTAAATAAGCCTATAGATAATAATAAAAAAGCTGAATTAGAGGCTATTTTTGAGGAAAAAACCTCTCCCGTTCTAGAAAGAATGAAGTTATTAAGAGAACAGTCAAGAAAAGATGGCGCGTTCCGGAGAAAAGACGATTGAGCATAAAGATAATAGATAATAAAAAAATAGAATTAACCGATGATGAATGGACTATGTTTAATAGCATTTGTCGTTCATATGATAGGCCTAATTTTAAGGGAGAAAATTTAGCCAAGAATTTATTTGAAACAGATGATAGTGGCATTATTGTTTTTTTGAAGCCACCAACCTCTAATTATACAAGTATGGAAATGTTTTTATTTTTTCATTGTATTTATCAGCATCAGCATATGAAGATTTTATATAAACAAGTAGAAGATCTTGCAAGTGAAATAAGGTCAAAAATACAAGAATTGCAGCATTAAAAATAATCTTTTTCTCTATTGACTTTCTTGTCCGCAGGATATATATTCTCTGACAGGAAAGGCAAAAAAATGAGCGAAAAAGAAAACGAAATACACGCGATGGTCAACAAGTGTCTTGATGAGCTACATAACTCTCAAGAAATTAAATATGACCAGGATAAGGCAGAGAGAACTGCTGCATTATTTTTAAGCACCCAAATGCATCTTGCTAATTTGTTAGAATTTTATGAATTAAAGGCAAGACAGTCAAAAAGAAATGTAGAAGTTGTTGAGGCGGAAAAATATTTCCATTATAAAACTAATTCATCTGGTAAGAATTCAGAGGCTTCATTAGCTCATTTAGTTGCAAAAGACGAAGCGGTTATTGAGGCTAAAGGAAAAGCAGCAAAAGACGAATCTATTTTAAAAAAGTGGTCATATGTAATGGGAACTATTAAGGATGCTACTCTTTATTATAGATCAATGGCCAAAGGAAAAACGATGTGGGAGTGATTATGAGTAAAGATTTAAAACAAGAAGAGAAAAAAATGTTAAATATTGATATAGATAAAATAGTTAAAAAAGCACAAGATAGTTATGATAAGACAGAAGCGGGTTTGGCAAAACAAATTGCAACCGGAAGATCGCTTGTTCGTCCAAGTAAAGATAGCGACTTCGTTCTCTGGACATATAATAATTTCTGGAAAGAATTAACCGGCTTAAAGGGTCTGCCATATGGAAGAATTTGTATGGTGGCCGGTCAACCAAATAGCGGTAAATCATCTATCGCCCAGGCATTTATGGTAGAGGCCTGCAAACAGGGGACATTAGTTGTTCTCTGGGATTCTGAAAAGAAGTTTAATGCTGATAGATTTGCTGCAATGGGAGGAGATCCGGACAAGATATTAATTACCGATACTAATAATATTTTAAATGGCGCAAGAGCAGTGGCACAAATAGTCAATGCGGCTAAAGAACAGTATCCAGATATTAAAATATTAATCATATGGGATAGCGTTGGTGCCTCTGTTAACTCTTCTGAAGATAATGAAGAAAATGAAGATTATTCAAAACAGCCGGGTATCTCAGCAAAAGAAATATCCTTTGCCATTAAGAAATTTAATAAATTGGCAAATAAACATATTAATAGAAAAACTGGAGAAGATACAGTTGCTACTCTCATTATAAATCAGGTATATCAGAATATCGGATCTGTTGGAGTTACCACAAAAGGCGGACAGGAATTAATATATCTTTCGAGTTTAATTTTACAACTTACAAGAAAGCAAGATTTAACAAGAGTAAAAGACGGAAATAAATATAAGTTCGGAATTGTAAGTAGAGCGAAGGTTACGAAAAATCATTTAACAACAGCTCAAGAAACAATAGCAGAATTAGATATTTGTGTTTCTGCGACCGCCGTCCAATTGGCAAGTGAAGTTAAAAATTATAAAGATATAGAGGGTTGGGATAGTAAGATAGTTGAAGTCGATGAGTAAAATTGTCGTCCGCAGCTGATATATAAAGTGTAGAGGAAATAATGACAGATATTGCAATTTCACAGATAAAATCGGTGCAAGAAAAAAACATATTGCGCTCACCAGTATATTTAGTAATCTTTGAAGGAGAAGACTCTAAAAATTCAAAAATAAAGAAATTTATTGCAACAAGATTAGACGAAAGTGCTAATTATGTAAGAGTTTCGGGAATCTATTCTAACCTCAGTGAGGATGCAATAGTAGAAAAGTTTACAAGCCTGTTAACAGAGGCTAACAAAGACTTATATTTAGAGATGATGATACCTTTTCATCGTGTCTTAAGAATAAGAAACATAACATATAAACAAAAATGATGGAGATAAGAAATGAATAAAAATAGAGTAAGTAATGAAGTAGTTGAGTTAAGAAACACAGTTAAGGATCGCATTCTTTCGCTTCTTAATAGAAAGAACGGCGAGTGGGTAGGAACAATGACACAACTTGATACAGCAATCACTTCGCGTCGTTCAGTTCCAGAAAATTGGCCAGGATCGGCAAGCGCTCTACGCAGAGTGGTTGATGCTGTCGTGCCGAGCCTTCGTAAGGCAGGAGTCAGCGTTCGTTTCGAGAGAACACCAGATCACGATCGTAAGAGAATGGTTGTTCTAACAAAATCGCGTTGATTGTTAATAAACAAATTGGATGGAGAATAAAAAAATGTCAAATCAAAAATTCGGAGAAATAGGTTGGAACGACGCACCGGCAGGTTCAGGTTCCACCAAAAACGGTAAAGATACTTTTCTAAAATTAGGCCAAGGTTCTAATCCAATTAGAATAGTTACGCTTCCTCATCAATATTATCAGCATAAATATAAGGTTGAGGGAGAAAAAGGATACGGTCATCGCATTAATTGTTCGGCATCAAAAGGTCGCTGCGTAGTGTGCGACAAAGGAGACCGACCAAAGCGTAGATGGCTTGTTGGTGTTATCGAGCGCAAAACCGGTATGTATAAGGTTTTAGATATTGGTTTTTCAATATTTAAAGGAATACAGACATATGCTAACGATGACGATTGGGGACCACCAACTAATTACGATGTTGATATCGTAGTTGATCCAAAAGGAGGATCAACCGGATACTACACCGTAATAGCTAAGCCCAAGAAGCCTTTATCTGCGGCAGATTTGCAGTTAAAGGAACAAAGTGATCAGGAGTTCTTGGTTAAAATGAGTACTGCTCCAGAACCAGAAAAGGTCGAGGAAAGACTCAATAGCATCATTGAAAAAATATCCGCAGAAGGAGGTGAAGTTTCTAGCGGGCAACTATCAAAGTCATCAACGGAAGACGATGAATTTGGCGAATATGATGCATCATCAACATTCCCCTGATTAAAAAAAATCGAAAGCAACAAAACATAACTATGAATTTATCATAGTGTAATTTAAAAATACTTTCGATTAAAGAAAAATAGGAACAATTGTGATAAATGTCAAAGGGACAACACGATTGTTCCTATTTTCTTTGATATATACTATTCATGCGAGTTCTATCGTTTGATATTTCGAGTTCTACAATTGGCTACGGTGTGCTTGAAAAAAATAAAAAAATCAAATTAATCGATTCAGGATATTTTAAACCATTAAAAGACGAATGCTCTATATTTAAATCTCTTTCAGAGGTTAGAAAAGAAGTTGCAAAATTATTAGATAAATATTCTCCGGATGTTGTTGCAATAGAGGATATTACTAAATTTATGCCAAAGAAAAGCTCGGCAAATACAATTATCATTCTTGCTGTTTATAATAGATTTATTGGACAATATTGTTATGAATATATGGAAAAAGAGCCGGTATTATTGCCGGTAATAACGATTAGAAATACTATTAAAATATCAAATAAAATTCCAGAAAAAGAAGAAATACCCAGTGTTTTAGAAAAAAGATTAAAAATAAAATGGAAATACGAATTAAATAGGAACGAAAATATTAGATCAGAAAATTATGATAGAGCGGACGGCATTGCGGTTGGGCTTGCATATTTAATGAGGTTAGATAATTAAAATGGATATTAATAAGGCGTATAAAGTATTAGGATGTAGCTCTAATACTTCAGAAGAAGAATTAAAAAAAATATATAGAAATTTGGCGATTGCTAATCATCCAGATAAGGGCGGTGATGCAAACAAAATGAAAGAAATTAATGAGGCGTATCAATTTATTCAAGATTATAAGAAAAATCCTCAAAAACATATGCCTCGACAATCATCTCCGTTTGGATTTAATATAGAGGATTTCTTTGGTAATATGAACCAAGAAATAGAATTGCAAAAGCCGCCGCATATTCATATTAATATTTCTTTTGAGGAGGCGGTAAAAGGCTGCGAGAAGGTGGCAGAATACGATAGAAATGTTAGATGTAATTCTTGTAATGGAGAAGGTTTTATTAAATTAAATAATGGCTGTGATAAATGTGGAGGTCAAGGAAGAATTGTTTCTGGTCAAAATGGAATGACTTTCATACAAACCTGTCCAAAATGTTATGGAAAAGTTAATAAAAAAGATTGTGATGCCTGTGATTCCAATGGCTATATAAAAGATAAAATGTCCGGAATGATTAATGTGCCAGCCGGAATAGGAAATGGCCAAACATTAAGATTATCCGGGATGGGACATTATATGGGAAGCAATGCCTTTGGAATGCATTCAGTATCAGATGCCTTCATAACAATACATTATGAAAAAGATCCAGAAATATCTATAGAAGGCAGAGATGTTGTTTCATCTATTGATATTCCTTTACTTGATGCTTTGAGGGGCGTTGAGAAAAGCGTCAGGACAATATATGGAGATAAAAATATAACAATCCCAGCTAAAGCTAAAAATAAAGATGAAATCTCAATAGAGGGATGCGGGGTTGGCTTCTCTGGTAAGCACAGAGTAATATTAAATGTTATGTATCCGGAAAATGTAGATAATATAATTAAATCTTTGGAGTAATAATGTTTTCAATAAATTGTAATAATAAAGGTTGCTTTAAAACACAAGAACCAAAATTAAAGATAGATACAAATGAGGTTATTTGCTCTGAATGTGGCGGAACTATTAGCAATGTTTCTGATTTTACAAAAAGACAAATGAAATCTTTAGGGCAGGTAGTAAAAGAATCTGCTCAAAAGAAAGCATTCGCTGTAAAATGTGATAGTTGTAAAACTTCCGACACTCCTATCGTTGAAAATGACGCATTCATATGTAAAAAATGTAAACAAAAAATTAACATTAGTCCTATATTTGCAAATATATTAAGAAATAATATTAAAGATGCACCTGAATGATCTAATAAAATATTGTAAAATTTTAATTAATGAACTTCCGGAAGAAGATAGATTAAAAGTATATCTAAATGGAAGGATATCTAAATATAGTCAGGATTTTTTTGATTTTGGATATTTTCCAAATTTAGAAAATTTATCAAAACTAACCTCATTAATAAACGAAGAAGAATTAATTAAATTAGGAATAATTGATAAAAAAAATACTGTTGGGATTAGCAAATATTATTGCCCAATGTTTAATTATAATCTGATAATGCCATATAGAGATGTGTATGGAGATACTGTTGCTCTGGTTGGAAGAACACTATTATCTGATGAAGAGCGTGGATCATATCCAAAATATATGAATACTGTCTTTGATAAGGGCAGGCATTTGTTTGGGTTATATCAGGCTAAAAAAAGTATTATTGACAACAACTGCGCCATTATAGTTGAGGGTCAGTTTGATTGTATTAGTGCATTTGATAAGGGCATTACAAATATAGTTGCCCTTGGTTCTTCAAATATGACAGCAGATCAGTTTTCTTTATTATTAAGATACACTGATAATTTGTTTTTGTTATTAGATAATGATGAGGCCGGGGAAAGCGGAAGAAATAGAATAAAGTCAAAATATGGACAATACGCTAATATTAAGGATTTGCATCTCCCTTCTGGATATAAAGATATAGATGAATATTTAAAAGACAATGGTTCAGAACTATTTGATATTGTGATAAATTAGTTATTAAAAAAATTGATAATAATTCTTAAATTAAGATATATATATATTTATACATATATTTTGATTTGGAGAATTAATGAGCTATCGAGAGAGAAGATCTAACAGAAGTGCCGGTTATCAATCTATTTTTAATGAATCTTCGTTCCCCCACGAAATGCTGGAATCATTTTCTAATGACGACAGTATATATAAAAAATTAAATCCATTTGCATATGATGAAAATATAATGGAATTGCAGGAACAGCTTAAAAAAGAATTTTGGCGAGTGGTTAATACAATGCTCACTCCAAGACAAAGAGATGTCATAAGATTAAGGTCAGAAGGTAAGACGCAAATAGAAATCGCAAAAGAGCTTGGAGTTAATCAAAGTTCAATTACCAAAAGTTTAAACGGTAATGTTGATTATAAAAACGGCAAGAGAAGTTATGGCGGATCCTTAAAAAGGATAAAGAAACTTATAGACCAAGATGAGAAGATTCAAGAGATCTTAAAAAAGATAGCTGAATTGAAAGACGAGAGTTGGGTTTAGCCATCAATTTAGCATTCAAGATATAGCTATATTCTAATATACTTTAGTAGAAGAGTATATTTTTGAGGTCATTATGTCAAAATTTCAAGTAGATATGGATAAATTATATAATAAATTAAGCAAAAAAGTATATAAATTATCTGATGTTAAGGATAGACTTGAGAAAGTTGCATTTGATGTTGTTAGATTTAAAGACTCCAATGTAGAAGAGTTATGGCAAATACAAAGTGCTGATGATGGAGACTATATTGTGGCCCTTTATAATGATGAACAAAAAGATGTTGTTAAGGAAGCTTCTGCAAAACCATGGAGCGTCTCGTTAAATAAAACATCAAAAGAATTAAATGTATTTTATAAAGGCGATTTTATAACAAAAATTGCATCATCCTCTTTAGGATTTGCCGAAAAGGAACTACCTGATCTCGAAAGAATTTTACCAAATAAACTTGCAGCAAATGAAAGGCTCGCCAAGGCTCTTCTAAAAGGATTATCAACACAACATAGACTGGAACTATGTAAAAAGCATCCAGAATTATCATAAGGGAAAAACCTATGACTATAGAACAAATTAAAAAGGTATTAACTTCGCTCTCACAGGCCATAGAGGATAATGAAAAAACCCCAATTGCCTTATTATCTGTTAAGTTAGCAAGGGCGCAGGAACAATATCCAGAAGATCGTTGCATAGGTCAGGTTTCAGATATAGTTTCAAGAATGAATAATTCAAATAAACTATTCATTACAAGAGCAGAAATAAAAGATTTATATAAAAAATTATATTCAAGAAATACAAAATTTGCAGAAGTTTTTGCAGATGAATTAGGAATTAAAGTTGCTTCACTTCCTGAAAAAACAGCCTCAACTCACAAAAACGATGGAACTTTACTAATAAAAGAAGCCTATGAAAAGGTAGTTGATCCGGTTCTCGCAGATCAGCTAAATCTTGCATTTGGTGGACCCTCCTTCTCGGAAAGTAGCTTACAGGCAAAAACAGTAGAAAGTAAGATTAAAATGTATTTAGATAAGACTGGTTTAAAGCCGGAAAGTATTAAACTTGCCGGAAGAACCAATAATGTCTTGCTTTTTAGCGTTGGATTTATTACTCCAAAGGGAACTACAAACATTTTTATTCCATATCATACACAAAAACAAGCAGATAATTTATTTATTTCAAATGCAGGGGTAATGGAATTAACAAAGGATAATTTATTAAATTATCTATTAACCAATAGTGGCGTAAAGCTTGCTCATTCTGCACAAGATGTATTGAAGGCCGTATCGTCTTCTCTTGTCGATAAATCAGAAGTCAGTGATGTAGATTTGGCCGTTATAAAAATGAAAGCAGCCAAGGGAACTGATGTAGAATTTGCTGCTCCTCAGGTTCTTTATCAAAAAATAGAAGAAAATAAAGTAAAAGATATTGAATTGCCAAAGTATCATGATGAAAAAATTGAAACTTTTGCCAAATCTTTTGATACTCCTGCCGGTGTTGCCGAATTTAAGTTTGGAAAAGATGCGGTAAAAAGAGCTCATTATAATGTTTTGAGAAAATTAAATGATTTCGGTCTATATAATGCTCAGCTTTCCATTGCGGCATCAGATGACAAGGGTATTTCATATGCAGTCTCGGCAAATGATGGTAAAATAGCCTTTAAAGTTCCGGTAAAAATAGACGGAAAGAATGTATATTCTCCTGAGGTTTTTATAAGCAACGGATCTGTTAATGCGCTTAATCAAAAAAATATACTTGAAATTCTTGCCTCTAATAAGGTAGATCATAAGGCTCTTGCTGTCGCTTCACCGCTATATGCCTTAAAACCAGGTGATTTAATACAGACTGTTGAACAGGCAGTGTCAGAGAGTAATTTCAAAAAAGCCGAAGATGCATTAAATGTTCTTTATCAGTTAGAAGATAAGAAGGCATATGATAATGCATTTAAGATATACGCTCATGGATTAAGTGGAGTTGAAAAACCACAGGCCTCAAAATGCACTATGATAATTCGTAATGCAAATAATAGTTCTCCGGTTTGTGGCCATACAAATCTTCCGCTCAATAAAGTGTATCAAGATAAACACGGAAATTGTCTACCCCTTTATCGCAAAGAAATGGAACAAACTGGAATCGGCGCCTACTTTATGAATAGCAAGATATTCTTTTGAGGTATAAAATGAATTCAAAAGATAGAGTAAAATCTATTCTAAAATTATCACAAGAGGCAACGAAAGAACCGATGCCCCCTGATTTTAAACAATCCAATAGATATAATTTAGAAGAAGGTATAAAAGGAGCAATGAAGCTATTAGGTGTTCTTAATGGTATTAAGAAGTCCGTTCCTGCAGACATAGATGGCGTTATTCAAAAAATGTCAAATGATTTGCGTAATTTATCAACATTAAATGAGGCTCAAAAATTAGAATTATACAAATATTATGATGCACAAGTCTCTAATTTATATCAAATACTAAAATCAATTGGAGAAATTTGTCAGGAAAATAAATCAGTAATGGGGATCAAATGAAAATATCTCAAAAAATAAAACAAATAGCCAGATACTTTGATAATCCACAAAATGATTTATTAGTTTCGGCAGAAGATGATGAAATAAAGCTCGGACTTGTCGCTAACGCAATGGCTGAAATTAATGGTATTTTAGAAAAATGTGCGAGTGAAATTGACGAAATAGAAAAATCAGAAGATAATACAATTGAGAATTTAAACGAAATTGTAGCAATGGCTGATTTCTTTGATAAAAGTGAAGATCCTGATTTAATGAAATATGCTTCTGTTTTAGATGAATTATTGATGACTATTGCTGCTCCAAAGTATGCATCTGATGATGTAAAAATGCGTGATGAAAGCAGAATAGAAGAAATTAAAAAGCGCTACAAAGATATAAAAGAAAAACATGATGAATATAATTTCGTAGCCGATGCATTAGAGGGTCTTGAAAAAAGCAAATATTTAAAAGAAAAACGCCCTCTTGAAGCCCCAATTGATACAAGATATTGTCCAGATCATCCCGGAATGCAAGTAGAAAGAGTGGGCCATAGAGAAGTAAGATGCCCGCTCGATGGTAAGACTTATAATTATGAGGTTGGTTTTGAGACTTTAAAAGGAAATAAGATTCCTGGCACATCGGTTCAAAATCAAAGCGCTACGATATTACCCATTGAAAAAATGGTCTTTGATACCAGAGAATCAAAAACACGCTGATTATTTTAGCAGTAAGTTATGGCCAATAAAAAAGATAAAATAAAACTTTTTCTCGATCATCCAGATAGAGATCAAATAGTATCTCAAATGGTCATAGGAATATCATTTAAGGATATTCATGAGACTTTATCGGCAAAATATTCGGAAATAAATAGAGATTTTGTTATCAGTGAAAAAGATTTAAAATATATTAATGATAATTATCTTGATATTTATACAAAAATAAAAGATGATTTGTATTCTGTTAATGAGAGCATTAGAGATCCGGAAAAAGAACTAAATGAGGCAATACAAAAAAATCCAACATATCATCAAAAATTAAATGAATACATAGATAAAGAAATAGATATTAAAACAGTAGTTAAAAAATTAGTTGTTGGAATAGAGCATCGAGCATCACAGGTATTTGATTTAATTCAAGAAGACCCCAGAAATATTAAAATGGACAGAACCTTAATTGAATGGTTTAATTCATTAACTGCTATTTTAGAAAAATATGATACCATACTAAATGGGGGTCCAGACCAAATTATGCAACAAAACAATATTAATATTCAGGTTGTAGACCGCCATATTGATGTTGTATTTAATGTTATAAAAGAAATATTGTCTAAATTAGATCACGAAACATCGATGTTATTTATAGATATGTTTAACCAAGAAATGCAAAAATTAAAAGCACAAGAAATAAAGATGCTGCCTATAGATGAACGACTACAACAAGCAGAAATGTTAAAATCAGAGGTTATAGGTAGTCTTCATTCTAATAACGAGTGATTATTTTTGCATATATTTGCTACTATTAGATAGGTAAATAATGCAAAAGAAATCATACCCTAATTTTGATGAATATATATCAAGAAAGCCGACATACGACCTGTCAAAATGGATAAAGGCGGCTCAGGATATTTATCTAAAAGTTAATTATGGCTTTTCACGAGATAATGCTACTAAAAGCATTATTTCCGCTTGGCCAGAAACAGAGCAATTTGATTTTAAAAATTGGCTTAAATATTATGAGTCAAAAGATTATTTAAAATATAAAACAGCTCAACACAATTTCTATATGAGCGAAGATGTTCCTGGATACTTTTTGCCAAATCCAAAAATTCCAAGTCCTATAAAATCTATTGATACTCATAAAGCAGATGATATGAGTTTTATTCCAACAAATCAACCTCCTGCTGAAAATAAGCAATTAATTATAGAAGAGCAAAGAAGAAGAATAATTGGTAGATTAAATTCTGTAGAAAAATTGCTAACATCAAAAGACGGTCATATTTTTGCAGGTGATGAGTTTGATGCTTTATTAAATTCGATATATGAATTAAAAAAACAAATACAAAAAGTTAATAAGAAGAGTTTTGCCAATACAATATATAATGATATGATTGTTAGACAAGCAAATATGTTGTTAAAAAAAGGATATGAAAAATCTTCTGAAATCTTAATAAAAATTGCACAACATACTCCTGGTGCCTATAATGCAAATCAGGGACCTCTGCCTTTAGGTGATAAAATAGATGGAACTGGAACGCTTGAAAATCCAACTCCGGCACTTAAAGATCTTGGTAAAAAACCAGAAGATATCGAGGTATCTGATGAAAAAGACAAAAAAGAAGATCAAAAAGATAAAAAGAAAGATGAAAAAGCGTTTGAAGGAATGCAGGGCTTTCTTGATAATTTAAGCACCTTTGGATTAACAGATATCAATGAGGTAGAAGATATAGAAATTGATGCCGCTGCAGATAATGATGGGTTTATTGTGTTATCTCAAGATGCAGCTGTCAATAATGTTCCTCAACAAAAAGAAAATGTAGAAATTAAAAATATACAACAAAATCAAGAAGGAAAAGATAATTTTGATAAGCTTCTTGATGCCGCCTTCTCTAATATAACAATATCAGATGTTATTGGAAAGTTAGAAGAAGTTAATGCTATTTTTAAGAAAAGAGAGATAGCAAGACAATTAGCTATTATTGATATTATGTTGAATAAACTTGGATTATCGACATATTTCGGAGATTTATCAGAGGCGCAAAATAGAAATCTCGATGCAACTCAATATTGCCAAATTCGTATAGATAATATTTTATCTAAACTAAAGGGCGCAATGGAATCGAAGCAAATCGATTTAAATCCTGATGATGTTGAAATAAGCAATCCAGAAATTCAAAAAATTAAACAAAATCTTGATAGCTCTCAAAAGATAGAAAAAGAAAGAAAGGAAATGCGACAAAAATTGAGAGATCAAGAGGTTGGGTCTAAGCTTGAGGGCAAAGAAAAGCCAGAGGTAGAAATTAAAGAAGAGCTACCGGAAACACCTGCGAAAATAAAGCCGCCTACTACACCAGCGCCTACGACACAAAAGCCAATAGGATAATATGAAGCTTCGTGAAGTTCTTAAGAGTATAGAACAGATTCACTTGAATATAGGTTCTTCGCAGCCATACATTTGTGGAGGTATAGCTCGTGATAGATATATGGGAAAAAAAGAAAATATTTTAGATTTAGATATTACAACTGGCGATAAAACCATTCATAATTTAGCGAAAGAAGTATCAATAGAATTTCAAAAAAAATTTGATATTGTCTCAAGAACAATGGATGATGGTCATACTTCTATATATTTTGGAAATTTAAAAATAGATTTTTCATCTAATTTTATTAGTCCACATGCAGAACAATTCTTAAAAGAAAAAGGAATTGAAAATCCATCAAATTTACAAAAAGAAATGTATAGCAGAGATTTTACATGCAATGCTCTTTTACTAAACTTTAATTTGCAGGATATTCAGGACCCGCTTGGAGTTGGACTAAAAGACATAGATGATAAGAAATTAAAAACATGTATGCCTGCATATATAACAATGTCAGAAAACCCAAATAGAATTATGAGGGCAATATATTTATCATCTAAACTTAATTTCAGTATAGATCAGGATATTAAAGACTGGATAGCAAATAATAAAAAAAATATATCTTTAGCAGATATTTCCCTTCTCAAGAAAAATATAGATAGATCCCTAAAATATAATTTGAATAATACTCTTGCTTTATTCGATGAGCTTGATTTATGGGGATCTATACCAATTACCGAATCTTTATATCCATATTTTGCCAAAAGGTCTCTTGTTGGCGCTAATAAAAAAGAAGCTCAATTTTTTAGAAACTATGACTATGCCGAGAATAAAACCGGCCCTGGAACCGGCCTATTCAGCAATATAGATAAATATAAAAGTGTCTCGGATTTTAGAAAAAAGAAAATGAAAAGTAGAAAAAAACAACTAAAGAAAATGCTTAAAACACGACCAAAATGAAAAAACTTGCAGTTATAAGAAATAAAGAAACGCCCTGCCCGTTTGGATTACCAATACCATACGGATGCAGATCTGCGGGAATTTCTGTAGATAAAATGACTAAAATAGATGATTCCGCATCAGAAGAAGCCAAAAATGAAGAAGAAAAGATAAGATCAAATAACATGAAGATTTTATCATCTGTTTCACCGTCTCAATGTAAATATGCCAATCATTTATTTAATAAAAGTCATAAATCAGTAGAATGTTCGTTTGGAGATTCATCTGCGGGTCAAAAAAATCCATTATTTGAAGGGTCTGAATATTACTCTCAAATAATGAACGGAATTGGTTTTAGTGGTCTTTATACGGTTCCGCCAATGAGTGGACCAGGAGATCCGTTTTATAATAGAAACTTATATTATGGGTTAAGTGAATATGCCAGTGCTTTTAGTATTTTAAAGAAGATCAAAGCCGGATGATAGCATTAATTTGACATATAATTGAGTTTTATACATAAAGGTTAATATTATGTCCCTATACAAAAGTGCACAATTACAAATGGAAAATATAGAAATTGAAATGCCTTCATCAGAAGATAATGATGAGGCAGGTAATGTAGTTGTATATGAAGAGGCTCCCGCTGAAAAAAAAGAGCTTGAGGTTTGTGAACCACAGGTCGTTTCAGAAGAGCCATTTGAAATAGTATTTAAATTACCATCTCTTCCAGGCGCCCCAGAAGATGTGATAGAAGTGGAAGAGGGCCCAGATAAAGAAGAAAAGAAAAGCAAGGATAAAGATAGTGATAAAAGTAAGGAAGAAGTTATTGAACTAAAAGACCATTTTGATATTCCTGATTTAAGTAAATTTTTGTTTTGGCTAAAAGATGTTCTTGATAGAGTTCCGCAACACTCTGGAAAAGATGTTCCGGGATTAGAGCGCGCTATCTCGTATTTAAAGCGAGTTCTTTCAGAAATATCCAAGGCCATGCAAAGAGACTATAGAGGGGAGATTGATTCTAATAAGGTCTCTGATGCCATGGATCAAATTTATGATGGCATAGATAGGCTTGAAGATAGATTAACTCAGGTTAGAGATAAAAAATATAATAGAAAAAAGAAAGCCGATTTATCAAATAACGAAGAGATTGTAAAAGAGGCTCAAAAAGCTCCATTTGTTTCTGGAACTGTAATTGTAGTTCCGCTTCTAATATCAAGTATAGCAAGAGCAATTGTGAATGGCACCATATCTGGCGGCCAAGATTTAGAAGAGTTATATAAAGAAATGGTCAAAAAACACAAGCTAGATCTAAATCAACAAACAGAGCTTATTCAACTTTTATTTGATATGAATATGCCAATTCGTAGAGACTTTATTTATGGTCCAGATGAAGACACGACCAATAGAGAGGGCGGAAGTCTTAATAGAAATTATCCTGGGTGATCTATGAGTAAAAAATACTACAGAAATAATCCAGTAATTTCAAGAGATACTTCCTTTTCTGGACCAAATCAAAAAGATCCTGAATGGGCAGATGATTTTTTTAAAAATTTAGAAAAAAATTCAACAACTCCTAAAAATTCTATTTATGATCAAATAAATGAAATATTAGGTAATACAAAATCAAAATATTCTACAGTGGAAGATGCAGTTAAAGATCTTCAGCATAGAACAGGATTAAGTAAATATCTGCAAGAAAAGAAAGCTGGTAAGACCGGATATGTACCAGGTCATTCAGAACCAGAAATATTTAAAAAAGTTCCAGAATTAAAAATATTTATAGATAATTTTACAGAAAGCCGTCCTGGAATATCAATACAGGCAATAATAGATGAGGTTTTAAAAATAAAATCAATAAAAGATAAGTTAGAAAATCCGCATGATGTCGGAGACGATGTAAAAAAATATATTAATGATAAGATAGTTTTGGTCAAAACACAAAAAGGTATTAATCAAGACATTAATCATAATCTTGGAAAATCTGATTTAACAGATACCGGCGATGAGGTTGGAAAAGACCCACTTGCGATATTAGAGCCGGTAGTTAAACAATAATATTTATTGATATATTTAATATATGGCGAAAGAAAGTAATAAAGATCCAGTATTTGAAAGGATTAAAAATTCTTTATTAAATATAGATCCTGTTGCATTTGCCGAAAAGTATCTTAAACTAGAAGGAAAACCTTTTAGATTAACGAACAATGGATATAAGCCATTTGTTGATATTTATAGATATATTGGAATTAAGGCATTAGAAAAAGATAGCAAGGGAGTTGTAATTTTAAAATCAAGACAGGTTGGAGGAACCACTATGGCCGCCGTTCTTGAAATGTTTTTTATGGGTTCCGGACATTTTGGTGTTAACGGCAAACCCCCAATTAGAGTTGTCCATGCGTTTCCTCAGCTTGATTTGGCCTTTGCATATTCTAAATCAAAATTAAATCCAATGATACAAGATTCATTGGTAATTGAAGAGCCTGATAAAAAAACCGGGAAGGCAAAAACATATATGCAAAGTTTATTGGATCAGTCTGCTTCAGCCAATGATTCTTTGCAATTTAAACAATTCGTTGGAGGAAATCATTTATGGATTGAATCTGTTGGCCTTGATGGTAATAGATTAAGAGGAAAAACTGCTGATATTTTATTATTTGATGAAATTCAGGACATGGGATTAGATGGCGTAGGAAATTCTTTAAAAATATTAAATAAGTCTCCATATGGTAATCAGGGAGTTCAGGTATATTTCGGTACGCCAAAACAAAAAGGATCGGAATTCTGGAAGATATGGGAGAAATCCTCGCAGCAATATTATTATCTTGGTTGTGAAAAATGTGAAAAGCACTTCCCACTGTATACTCCAGGAAATAATGATTGGGAGAACATTTGGATTTATGAATATATTGTTAGATGTACTCATTGTGGACATGAACAAGATAAGCATAAGGCAGCAGATAGAGGGAAATGGGTTGCCACAAGAGATGTTGCAGATTGTTCTTTAATAGGGTTTCATATTAATCAGTTATATATGCCTGGTTTTACAAGAGAGCAAATGGAAGCTCAAAAACCAGGAATTCATCCAGCAAATACAGAAAGAACATATCAAAACGAAGTATTAGGAGAATTCTTTCAGGGAGAGGCTTCTATTTTAACTCCTGAAGAAATTAGAGAGAAGGGAGGAGATCCTGAAAGAAAATTCTCTTCCTCAATAGCAAAATCAGATGATACTTTGGTTTTTTTGGGAGTAGATATAGGCGCAAAACAGGATTTAGAGCAATTAGTTGATAGTGGAAAATCTAAATTTCAAGGACAAAGCTATAGTACTGCGGTAGTAGTGTCTGTATCAAGCCCTTATCGTCTTAAAATTGAATATGCAATGAAATTCAAAAGAAACGATTTAGAAAGTAAGAAAACCTATTTAGAAGAATTGATGAGAAGATATTCTGTTAATTTGGCCGTAATGGATATTGGTTTTACTAACGATTTTAGTGAAGTTATGCAAACTCAATATGGAGATAAGTTTCTTTCATCGCAGGCCTCGGGAAAAATAAATAATAAAGTAAAATATAATTCTGAAATTTTTCCAAAAGTTATTAATTTTGAAAGAGATTTTTGGATAGCAGAGATGTTTGAGCAAATAAAAAAAGGTCATGTCAGATTCCCGCTAGGAAATTATGAACAAGTGGCCTGGTTAATGCATCATTGTTGTGCATTTGATATTAA